TGGCCCGCTCGATGAAGGCCACGCGCGACCACATGAAGGCGCTGGAGCGTGCGCAGGGCCTGACCGAACAGTTCGGCAAGCTGCGCGGCAGCATCCGCGAGACCACCATGGCGTTGCGGGAAGCCCGCGAGCGTGTGGGCCGGCTCACCCAGGCGGTGCAGGCGGCCGACTCGCCCAGCGCCAGGCTCACGCAAAACCTCGGCAAGGCCACGGCGGAGGCCGAACGGCTGACCCGGAAGTTCCAGGCGCAGCGTGCCGAGCTCGTGGAGGTCCGCCAGCGCCTGCAGGACGCCGGGCGCGGCACCCAGACCATGGCGCAGTACCAGGAACAGCTACGGACGGCGACAGCCGCCGCCACGCACGCCCTGGCCGAACAGGACGCGCGCCTCAAGACCCACAACGGCCGGGCACGCGCCCAGGCCGCCACCCAGCAGACCGCCGACAAGATCCGCGCTCGCGCCGGCAACCTGGCCGCCGCCGGCGCGGGCGCGTCGGTGGCTGGTATGGCGACGGGTGCCCCGATCTGGAAGGGCATCGGCGAATCCAAACACTACGAGCTGGAGAAGGCACGCATCGGCGCGCTGGGCCTGGGCGACGCCGCGACGCAGGAATCGATCGCGTTCGCCCGCCAGATGAAGGCCTACGGCGTGAGCCAGGTCGACAAGGCCGAGCTGATGCGCGATGCCTTGTCGGTGTTTGCCGATGCGCACCACGCAGAGATGGTGCTGCCCACGCTCGCCAAAATGAAGTTCGCCAACAAGGCCGTGTTCGGCCAGGCGCAGGGCGAAGACAACGAGCGCATGTTCCTGGACCTGCTCAAGGTCGTGGAGCTACGCGGCGGTCTCTCCAGCCCGGAAGAGTTCCGCAAGCAGGCGGACATGATTCAGCGCGTCATCACCGCCACGGGTGGCCGCGTGCAGTCAGACCAGTGGCTGCAGGTCATCAAGCGCGGAGGCCTCGCCGCAAAGGGCATGGAAAGCGAGTCGTTCTTCTACGCGCTGGAGCCGCTGGTGCAGGAAATGGGCGGCAACACGGTCGGCACCGCCATGATGAGCGCGTACCAAAACCTCTACCAGGGCAAGACCACCAAGCGGACGTTGGGCAACCTGGACCGCCTGGGCCTCATCGCCGATCGCAGCAAGGTCAAGGAAGACAAGGCCGGTCAGGTCTCGTTCATGGACCCGGGCGCACTCAAGGGCGCGGACGTGTTCCGCAAGAGCCAGTTCGAGTGGCTGGAAACGGTGCTGCTACCGACGCTCGCGGAGAAAGGCATCACGGGCCGCGACCAGGTGCTGGACGCGATTGGGGGCATTTTCTCCAACCGCACGGCGTCCAACCTGATGGCGCAGATGTACCTGCAGCGGGACCAGATTCACAAGAACATGCGCCTCAATAAGGGCGCGGACAGCATCGATCAGCTCGACGCTCGGGCCAAGGCCTTGCCGCAGGGCAAGGAAGCGGAAACGCTCGCAAAGGTGCACGACCTGCAGAAGGAAATCGGGGAGAAGGTGCTGCCGCTGTACGCCAGCGCCCTGGAGTGGGTGGCGAAGGCGGCGGACGGCGTGGTCAAGTTTATGCAGGAGAACCCGGGGTTGGCCCGCGCGATGGCCATCGGCGTCGGCACCCTGGCGGCTGCCCTGCTCATCCTCGGCCCGATCATGCTGTCCATTGCCTCGGTGCTCGGGCCGTACGCCATGCTGGTGCTGATCATGGGCAAGGTCGGTGGCGTGGGCGGCATGTTGTCGGGCGTGCTGCAGGGGCTGGCCACCGCCTTTACGTGGGTGATGCGCGCGGTCGGGCTGCTGGGGCGGGCGCTGCTGATGAATCCCATCGGCCTGGCGGTGACGGCCATTGCCGTGGCGGCCTACCTGATCTACGAATACTGGGAGCCCATCAAGGGGTTCTTCCTGGGCCTGTGGAACCAGGTCAAGGAGGCCTTCAACGGCGGCATCGTCGGCGTGGGCGCGCTGCTGCTCAACTGGTCGCCGCTGGGGCTCTTCCACGCCGCCTTTGCCACCGTGCTGCAGTGGTTCGGGATCGACGTACCCACCAAGTTCACCGAGTTCGGCACCAACATGATTCAAGGCCTGGCCAACGGCATCAAGGGCGCCATTGGCTGGGTGGTGGATGCGGTGAGCGGCGTGGCCGATCGCACCATCGGGCTCTTCAAGGAGAAGCTGGGCATTCACAGCCCGAGCCGTGTTTTTGCCGCGCTGGGCGGCTTCACGATGGCCGGCCTGCAGGAAGGCCTTGCCGATGGCGCGGGCGGGCCGCTGGGCACCGTGCAGCGCATGGCATCAAAGATGGCGGGCATCGGCGCCGGCATTGCGATCGGCAGCGCGCCTGCGATCGCTGCGCCCGTGTCGTTCGATACCCGGCCGCCGCTGACGGCCAGTGTGGCCACCACCGCAGCGCCGGCAGCCGCGGCGCCCATCACCATCAACATCTACCCGGCCGCCGGCGCTGACCCGCAGGCCATTGCACGCGCGGTAAAGGACGAGCTGCGCAAGATCGAGAACCAGAACGCAGCGCGTGCGCGCTCGCGTCTCTCTGACAGGGACTGACGACATGATGATGGCGCTGGGGCTGTTCGTGTTCAGCCTGGATACGGCCCCGTATTCGGAGTTTCAACGCCAGGTCGGCTGGCGCCACCCGGGCAATGCTCGCGTCGGCCGCCGGCCGTCACACCAGTACACCGGACCGGACGACGAGACCATCACGCTCTCGGGCAAGCTCATGCCAGAGCTGACCGGCGGCGACCTGACATTGGCCGCGCTGGAGCTGATGGGCGACACGGGCGACGCGTACACGCTCATCGAGGGCACCGGGCGTTACTACGGCCAGTTCGTCATCGACAGCCTGGACACGAAGAAGTCCTACTTCTTCCAGGACGGTAAGGCGCGCGTGTGTGACTTCACTGTGAAGCTGACCCGTGTGGATGACGGGCTGTTGTCCAAGATCGCATCGACTGTCACCAAGGCGTTGCTGTGATTGAAGAACTGCTCACGGGCGGCCGCGAGCCGCGTCCGATCTATCGGCTATCGAAGGGCGGCAAAGACATCACGGGTGCATTCCAGGGGCGGCTGATCGAACTCACGCTTACCGACAACTGCGGCTTTGAGGCGGACCAACTCGACATCGAGCTGGACGACAGCGACGGCATGCTGGCTATGCCCGAGAAAGGCGTGCGTCTGTCGCTCTCCCTTGGCTGGGCACATTCCGGTGTTGTGGACAAGGGGACGTACAAGGTGGACGAGCTGGAGCATACGGGGCCGCCTGATCGACTCATCATCAGAGCGCGTAGTGCGGAGATGGATGGCGGCCTAACCACGCGCCGCGACGAATCCTACGTTGGCAAGACAATAAGCGAGGTGGTGCGATCGATTGCCATCCGGAACAAGTTCACGTGGCTGGTCGGCGAAAAGCTGGCGCACCAGGTCATTGCTCACGTCGATCAAACCGGCGAATCGGACGCCAACTTTCTGTCGCGCCTTGCGAAGGAATTCGATGCGATTGCCACGGTCAAGAATGGCACGTTGCTGTTCATTCCTGCTGATGAACCGACCAGTGGCTCGGGCCTAGCGCTCCCGATCGTAAAAATTTCCCGTGCGTCGGGCGACCAGCACCGCTTTCTTGTCGCTGACCGGGAGAATTACAACGGCGTGAAGGCCTACTACCAAGACACTCGCGCCGGGCTGCGCGGCGAAGTCGTGGTCGATGCTTCCAATGCAACGGTCACAAGGGAAAAACCCGAGACTGGCAAGTCCAAGAAGAACGGTGAAACACTGCAGGCGGCCCCGAACCCGGAAAACATGAAGGTGTTGCGGCACACGTACGCGTCTAAGTCCAACGCGGAGCGAGCGGCACGCAGCGAGTGGCGCAAGATTCAACGAGGCGTCGCTACGTTCGTCATCACGCTGGCCCAGGGCAGGCCGGACGTGTTCCCGTCGTTGCATGCCCAGGTGCGCGGATGGAAACCGCAGATCGATGGCGCCGCTTGGCGTGCACAGCAAGTCACTCATCGTTTGAACGGCAATGGGTACACGACTACGGTCGAAATGACTGTCGCGCACAGTAGTTGAAACTTCTACGAGCGCGCCCTGTGACCCAGGACAAAAATTGATTGCATATCCGATAGTATAAGAACGGTCCCTCGCCCCCGGGACACCCATCCAAACCGCCCCATGCCGCATCGGAGACGCATTCCATATTCGATTATTGCTGTCGGTATCGTCATCGCCTGTGCGTTGATGGGCGTGTGCGTGCTGCAGCTTTACCAGAGTCGCGCAGACGCACTTGAGCGTGCGGGTGAAACGTCGCGCAACGTTGGTCTGCTGGCGGAACGGGACATCGAACGCAACATCGAGTTATACGACCTGTCCCTGCAGGCAGCGATCCACAATCTGGAACTGCCGAACGTTATGTCGGCCCCGCCCGCCTTACGCCGTGCCGTTCTTTTCGATCACGCAATGACGGCCGACTACCTGGGCGCGATACTGATCTTCGACGAGCACGGAAACATCGTTCTTGACTCGGCAAACGACATACCGCGCCGGGGCAACTTCGCCGACCGAAGATACTTCACGATCCACAAAGAGAACCCGAACGTCGGCCTGTACATCAGTGACCCTTATGTGTCACGTTTGCGAGACGGCGCTCCCAGCATTGCGCTGTCTCGGCGCATTTCCAAGCCGGACGGATCGTTTGGCGGGATTGCCGTCATTGCGCTCAATCTTGACTATTTTCACAAGCTCTTTGCCGGTGTTGATCTTGGCGAGCGTGGGGCCATTTCGCTGATCGGTTCCAATGGTGTGATGATGATGCGTCAGCCGTACGACCCGAAGACCATCGGGCGCAACATTAGCAATGCAGCGACTTTTCGGAAGTTTCAGACGGCCCGAGAAGGCACGTTTACTGAGACGGCATCCATCGACGGAGTCCGACGGATCTACTACTTCAAGCACTTCACAAAGCTCCCGTTCATCATCATGGTCGCGGAGGCAGAAGATGAAATTTATGCCGGGTGGCGAAGTCGCGCCGTAATCATTGGCAGTCTGGTCTTCGCGTTCGGCATTTCCTTCATTGTTTTGACGCTGATGCTTGGTGCACAGCTACGCCACAGAATCCGCGCAGAGTACGAGCTTGAATTGCTGGCCCGCACCGACGGGCTAACGGGCCTCAGCAATCGCCGCAGATTCGCGGAGCTGCTGGACGCGGAGTGGCGGCGAGCACGTCGTGTCCGGTCCACACTCTCCGTGCTCTTCATCGATATCGACCGCTTCAAGTCCTACAACGACACCTACGGACACCAGGCGGGGGACGACGCGCTCGCCGCAGTAGCGCGTTGCATTGCCGACAATGTCCGCCGCCCTGGCGATACGGCAGCCCGTTACGGTGGCGAGGAGTTCATTGTGCTGCTGCCCGATACCCCGGAAGCGGGGGCGCGCCAGATCGCCGAGAAAATCCGAACCGCCATCATCGGGCTGTTGATCGAACACGTCGGCACCGAACTAGGACACGTTACGGTCAGCGTCGGCTTGGCTTCCGCGACGCCCGGTCAAGGAGCAGACACACAGGCCCTGATCAAGGGTGCCGACGAAGCGTTGTATTACGCAAAGGCGACCGGAAGAAACAAAACCGTCTCCTTCCAGGACATACCGGCTGCCTCAATGCCTGTGGCGCAGGTCACGGTCACCTAAGACTGAAGCCGCACCGGCACGCCTGAAGCGCTGGAAGAAGTAGGTACGGTCGGTACCTGAGTGAGCCGGCCGGTGTGCTGGCCAATCGTGATTAGGCACGGTCGCCAAGCCTGTTTGCCGAACGTCCGGCATTGCCGAAGCAACACATGACGGTGAAGCCCCTGGGCTTGGCGCGTGAAGCGGGTGCGCCTGGTGCTGCCGGCAGTGTCGTGTGCGATCCGTTCGCAGGCTCAGGCACGTTTCTGGTGGCGGCGCAGGAAGCGGGCCCCAGTGGGCTGGGTGCGAACTGGATCCGGCGTATCACGAACTGGCATTGCGCCGCTTGGCGACTTCTTCTGCTGATTCCCAGAACGCAACGCCACCGGCTGAAGGGGGCGCACAGATGTAGAGTTGGCTATCCGCCATCCGAGCGACACCCCCGGGGGAGTGCGCCTTGCCCTCGTGATGACACAGGCTTCCTTGCACGGCGAGGGCAGGGTCTGCGGCTGGGCCGCCCACGATCGTGGCGCATATGGCGACGGCCGACGCCGTCAGCGCTAGTGCGCCGGTGAACAGAAGCCATCGGCGCATGCGTGCGTGCTGTTGGTGGGCGGCGGCGCAGCTTGAACACTGCGACATCCGATTCATACGGCCTTCCATGGTGAGGGGCCTGGCATCGTTCATTGCCGCGCCGTGGTGGTGAATGTTGATCACGTTGCTTGTCTGGTTGTTGGCTGTTGCCCCGTCGTGCGTGGCGTTGCCAGCGACAACCAGACCTGCATCCCCCTCAACTGATATGTGTTTCTCTTGCATCGGTTGTTGTTGTCATTGACCGCCCCGTGGCCGGGCGTTAAATACCTCCTGCAAGAACGCTCCCCAAAACGAAAAGGCCCGCCGAAATTGTTTTTTGGTGGCGGGCCTTGTACTGCTTGTGCTGCATGGCGATGGCACGCATACGCGCATCGCTCATTTGTTAGCGCTTCTTCTTTCCTTTGCTGGTGCTCATGTCGATCTTCACGTCGCCGGTTTGATCGCCTTCAAAGTATTGGCCGACATTGCCGCCCACACGAATGGACGCGCCTGCAGGTTCTTGCATGCCGCTGATTAGGGCCAGCACGCCGGCACGGCCGCGCGCATCCAGTCGACGGTAGCCCGACAACACCATCTCTTCTTCAGGTGCCATCTCCGCTGTATTGCGGCGGCCGGTAACCACGTAGAGCACGTCCACGCCCACCCGAGCAACCTCATGAAGAAATTCTGCATTGGGAGTTGCCGTGCCCTTTTCCCACGACAGCTGCGAGCCCTTCGATGCCCCGCCGATTGCGGCGAATGCGGGCTGCGAAAAGCCCAGCCGCTCCCGTTCTTCCTTCAGGCGCGCACCGATCAGAGCCCTATTTTCTGGGATCTCATCGTTGACTAGCTCAGTTTTCTGTACCATACTCGCTGTGTAGTGCATCACTAACCCAGAAATGTATATCGCCATGGGTACCCCAACAACCCAACCAAAGCGGGCGCCAAGGGGCGTCTGTTCAAAGAAGCGGATCCAGGCCGGCCTCAAGCCCGCAGAGCTGCAAGCCTTTGATGCCCTGCGTTTGCGCGTCAACCTCACTCGGGCGGCTTTTGCCCGCGTGCTGATCCTGCGAGCCATGGGGGCTGATGATGAAGAGCCTATGCCAGCCCCTAAGCAACGTCACACAACTTCGATTGCGGAGGATTGAACGGTGCGTCCACCTCAACTAATCGAGCACGCGTTGCGCCGCGCGCTCTCAGGCCCCAAGCGTCAAGAGGTTGCCCAGGCGGTTGGCTGGGATAACTCATCGATGAGCCGCTTTTTGAACGGCGACCAGGGCATCACGATCGACAAGCTGGACACCCTCGTCCGCACGGTGGGTTACATCCTGGTCACCTGCAAATATCTGGATGCCGTCGCCACCTTGGGCGAAGTCGGTATGTCGTGTGAATGCGCTCGGCAGGGCTTGGGCGAATGCGGGAGGACCCTCGAATGATGATCAAGTGCCCACATTGCAGTTCGCGTATGCAGGTCCGCACGAGCCGTGAAGTGACGCTGCTGTCGCGTGAGCTGTACGTCCAATGCCCCAACGTGGAATGCGCTTACACCTGCAAGGCGATTCTCTCCGCGATCCACACGATCGCACCCAGCATGAAGCCGAACCCCAAGGCCTATCTGCCCGCTGGCCGCACCCGCCTGCTGCCCGACAACCCGCTTCAGCTCGACCTGCTGAACGGCTGACGGCCTAGCCGTCTCCCCGCTTCCTCTCGCGTCTGCTTTCGCGCCTTTCACGGCGCGAGGGGCTTCTTTTGCCTAGAAAAACAGGAGCTTCAGCATGCAACACCTCCACAACGATGCCGTCCTCGCTTTTGAGAACATCGAATTTGATGTAGTGGATTTACACAACGTGCCGTGGCTAAGGGGGCCCCAGATCGGGGCTGCCTTGGGGTATTCAAACGACCCTGCCAAAGATGTGCGCAAGCTCTACGACCGCAACGCCGACGAGTTCACCGAAGAGATGACGCGGGTCGTCGAGTTGCACACCGCCGGCGGCTGTCAGCCGGTGCGCATCTTCAGCCCGCGCGGCTGTTACCTGCTGGGTATGCTGGCGCGCACGGCGCGTGCGAAGGCTTTCCGCGTCTGGGTGCTTGATGTCCTGGAAGGGCGGTTGCCTCCGCGCCGGGTGGGCACGCTGACCATGCCGCAACAACTGGCTGCGCTGCGGTATCGGGGCGTGCTGGTCAAGGAGCTTGCTGCCGCGCGATCGCTGGCAGTGGCAATGGAGCTTTATGCCAATCTCGTCCACATCTCGCGGCCGCTAGGCATCCAGGCGCTGCCGATCGCTACGTTGGCGCCGATCATGTCGCAGGGCAAGTTGCCCGGCGTTCTTTGATGGGGGCGACTATGCGACAGCCCGTTGCCTTCATCGTGCGCCTCACCGCAACCAATGGTGGGCGCCATCGCTTCCTGGTCATCGACCGATCCAGCATCGGCGCCACCCTCCAAGTCCTCACCCGCACAGGCATCGAGCCGCGAGCTGTATCCGCCCGCCCCGCCAAGGGAGGTGCCTGATGCCCGCCCTCGTCAATCTGTGGATGGTGCTCACCGCACTGCTGTCAGTTGCGCTGCTGAATTACTCCCGCCGCACGCACCGTTGGGGCGCTCTGGTCGGCCTGCTCGGTCAGCCGGCCTGGCTGTACCTGACCCACGTCACCAACGAGCCCGGCATGTTCACCGCCAGCGTGTTCTTCATGCTGTGCTACGGCCACGGCGTCTGGAAGGGCTTCTTCTCGAACGGAGGTCGCCCATGAGCAAGCCGCCCGTCACCGATGCAGAAGTCCGCCGCGCCTACCGCTTCCTCCGCGTCGTCACGCCCTACGACGCCATGTCTGCGCCACTGCGCGCAGTGGTCACTGCAACGGCTCGCTCGCGCCTGAAGAAGCGCGCCCGCGCCGCAGCAGTTGCCGTCGACTTCAAGCGCCGCGCCGCCGGCGACCTGGACGACTGACCTCCATCGAGACAACACCATGAAAACAGCCATCACCTTCAACATCGACACCGACCGCCTGCAGAGCTACAGCGACGAATACATCGCAGCGCTGTGGCACATCGCCCAGGTCAACCCGGCGCCCCACGCCGACCACGACGCCGGCGTGCTTGTCGAGCACATCGGCCGCGAAATCATTCTCCGCTGGCTGCGTGGCGTTCCCGTGCCGGTCTGGAATATCCAGGGCCGGGACTACTACCACCAACAGCTCATCCGGTTTGCGCGCTG